TTACTTCTTCGTTTTTTAGTGCAATAAAATCTTCTTCGATTGCAGGATTCTCAACTACAGAAATAGCTTCTATCCCTGTTAATTCATCATCTCCTAATATTAGTTCAACGATTCTCATATATGTATAACGTATTAATTTATTTTTTTGTTTATCCTAAACTAGCACTTGTTACAATATTTCTATCTAACTCTTGTGCTGTACTAACATCTCCACTAACTACAAATGCTCTTGGTGGTGGTTGATTGCCTAAAAGCTCTGCTAGTTGATTTGTACCTGTAGCTCCTACTGTACTAAATTGTGGCGGTAGTGATGGTGTAGTTGCTGCAGGAATGGCAGGTGTTACATCTCCTGATGCTCTTGCTCCAATACCTGCAGGTGGTTGAGGTGGTTTAGTTGAGGCAATCTTTTTAACATTAGCAATACCTGTTGCGATTACTGCTGCTGCACCTATAAAACCAAATATACCACCCTGTGCTAATGCTTTGTCTGCACCTGCATAAGTATCTTGAATTGCTTGTGCTATTGCTATAGCTTTTCCAAACTTAGAATTTTTACCTACAATCGTTGCTAAGTCTCCTAACGCCTTTTTAGTTTGTTGCATTTTAGCTTCTCCTAAATCTTTTTCTAATTTTACTTGGCTTCTTCCACTCTCTCCTAAAAAAGCATCTAATTCATTTTGCGCATCTTGTTGAGCTTGTGTACCTGCTGCAAATGATTTTACTTTTGCCTCTAATCTTTCTTTTTCAATCTTTTTTTCTATTTCAAGATTTTCAATCATCTTTTGGATTCTTGCAACTTCGTTTTGCTCCATCTCAGCATTGAAGTTTCTCTCTGCTTTTTGTCTTTCTGCTTTAGCATCTGCTCCACTTAACTCTAATTCTAACTTCTCCTTTTCTAATGCTGTAGCATTTGATTTTTGTTCTGACAGAAAACCCTCTATTTGCGCCTCTACTGCTTTCTTTTCGTTTTTTGCAGATAATAAAGCTAAATAATCTTCTTCTTTACCAGACAAATCAAATTGTGCTTGAGCTTGTTGTATCATTAAGTCTACATTTTCTAGCATCTTTTTTTCTTGTTCTTCTAGTGTAGCTTTAAGATCATTGTTAGCCTTTATTCTGTCATCTATGTTTTTTAAATCGTTATCTCTTATCTGTCTTTGTTGTTCTGCCTGTCTGTCGTATTCTTCAATCAATCCTTGATTTTCTATTCTAGCTCTTTCAGCAGATTTCCTTAATTGTACATTAGCCTTTACATTTTCTGCTATTGACTTGATGCTTATTTTTCCAACACCCTCAACTACTTGGCTTCCTGCCTCCCCAACTTCCGAGACTGCTTCTCCAAAATTCTCTACAATGTTTTTTAAACCCTCTGCACCTGTGTCTAGTGTTTCTCCTATGTCTTGTCTAGTTTGTTTAATTGACTCGTTTAGTCGGTCTATAGTTTCAGTATCTCCACTTCCAAAAAATGATTCCTCCCAAGCTAACTGAGCTTCTTGTAAACCTAGTTTAATACCACTCCAAATTAATTTAAATGGTGTTAAAACTACATCTAATATTCCACCCATTACTTTGCCTAATGCATCAAAACCATCTGTAGTAGAAGTAACATTATTAAAAACATCAACCAATACTTTAGATATTTCTACAAATACTTGATTGATAGTACCTATGACAACCTTAAAAGTGTCAGCAACTTGTTGATTGCTTTCTATTGCACCTTTTAATAACTCAAATGCTTTTTGCACTAAAAATATAACTCCCCCTGCTTTACCTATTTCGCCTAACGCTTTACCAAAACTTCTAGAACTCTTTTCAGCTTTCTTTTGTGTTTGCTCATTTTGTTTAAGCTCTTTCTTAACTTCTTCTAATTCTAGTTTTAGTTCTTTTACTTGCTTAATAGCTTTTTCTGCTGTCAGCTTAATTTCTGCTTCTACTATTGTTGCCATAAGTCTCTTTTAAAATTTTTATACACTTCCTTTATGCTTTCTGGGTGTTTGTATTTACCCTTAGCTATTTTTATGTTTTCTGTTTCGCCTTTTGCATAAGGCAATAAGTCTAATATATTTTTTATCATTATGTTAATACGCTATTTGTATATGATACTTTTTTCACTATTAATTCTAATTCTGATTTGCCTGTTGTTAGGTCTGTTTGTATTGTGTTTATATAATACTCTTGTCCATTTATGACTATAGTATCATTTACACTATAGTTTAGAATAAAACTTACAGGTAGCTGAGCTGACATTTTTATAATTCTACCATTCTGATTATATGTTTGCACGATGTATTGCTGATAAAATCTACTAAACAAACTGTTGCTATTTATGTCTCCATTAAACTCATCATATTCAGCGCCAAAGTTTAAGGTGTGATTTTCATCACTAGACACATTAGAGGGAGCATTGTAAGAAGTATAATTTGATGAGGTTACTGTATAACTACTCGAATCCACCACTCTATTAAAAAATATATATGGTTTACCTAAAGTTGTTTTACTGTCTGCATCTACCCACCAAGACTCAATATTATTTGTTTCGTTTCCGTTATTATCTACTAAATTAATTAAGACACTTCTCTCAAAAGGAACATCTAAATTAAATGCTTGACCATCATATTTTTCAGGAGCAGAGTATCTTAAATCTCCAAATACTTGAGCATAATTATTAATAAACCTTAAACTTGTTTGGGTAACAGGATCAGAATATTTAAAGTTTATTTGATTATAAGGAACAGGTCTATCTATAGTGCTTTGTGTTATATCAACGTATCTTGTTATATCTCTTTCAACGCCTAAGGTCATATAATCATCAAATGTTTGTACATATATTTGTGAGCTACCTTTTCTTGTGTAAGCAACTAAATTGAACATCTTAAACAAGCCTGTTAAAAAGTCTATTACTTTCATCTTAGGCAAATAGTCCTGTATGAAAATCATATAATCTAAAGCAAATGCAGAGTTGCCGTAAAAATGTTGAGTTGTAACTCCATTAACAGTTTTATCTATTTCTAAACCAAAATTAGCTAAAGTGTTTAAGGCTGTAAAAGATATAGCTTGACTTGTGTTGTTGTTAAACCTTATTTCAGGATCAAATACTCTAGCTGATAGATTACCACTTGTTAAACCTTGAAATCTAACCGCCATAGCAGTAGTCGTTGTTTGCCTGTTTTGTACCCCTAGCAATTCGTTTGTTGTTTTGTCTCTAGAAATTATTTCTATTGGAACATTTGCTGCACTAGCTATAAATCTAAATCTAAGAGTAAAAGACTCTCCCTCGTTTATTGTAAGTTTACCCCCAGACAATACATCTCCTGATCCACCTAAATAAGAATAATCATTTAAAGTTTGCTTTACACCTAAAGATGTGTAGTTAATACCAAAATATTTTGTAGTTTCATCTAGAGCAGTATAAGGTGTTTTTTCTCTATGTAACCAAAGATATAATTCATCAAACATATCACTTCCAAAGAATGTCTTTACGCTGCCCTCATCACTCATATTAAAATCTATATTGTATTGGGTTTCTATGGCTTCTATAATTCTTTTTAATTTTATAGCAGGTTTTAAGTCTTTTCTTAAGACTGTCCAACTTACATTTTTAAGTTCGTTAGTGCTTGGTGTATCATAAGTATAATACTTCTCTAAGCTAATTAAAGGCACTACTATATTACGATTACCTGTATTTGTTGCATCTACTCCTGTGCTTTGTAAACCTACTCTAAATGCTTGTTTCACATCTGCTGTTACTGTATCGCTTTTTATATCATATGTAGCTAAAGGATTTAATGCGCTTAAATCTTCATCAGCAAATAATTCTTTTAAGCTATTAGGCTCTCCAAAGAAAACAACCTTATATGTGTGAGGTTTGTTATCTTTCATACTTACACCATCTAATCTTAATTTGCCTGATTTAAAAGGAGTGTGGTTTATCTCGATTCTTGCAGCAACTTGAAATCTGGCATCAAAGCCTCCTGTGATGTCAAAGTTGTAATAATGTTTAAATAGTTTGTTGTTTGTTGAGGATGCAGGTAAATTAAACTGCTTAGAAAAAGGTGTAAACACTACACTTATATCTTGAACATTTTGTATTGAATCTGTGATACTAATTGTCTCATCTTGGAATAAATCAACTCGAGTATCTTGTATATATAATTGTACTTCACGCCTCATACTATATTATTGATAATGTCGTTAGCTTCTTCTACCTCTAATGTATATTGAATTAACTTATCGTTTAATGATGTCTTTTTAAGTAAAGAGCTTGTATTAACGATTACAGGTCTCCATTTGTTTCCATCAGTAGATTCATATTTTATCCATACATATTCACTTAATAAAACATCTTCTATTACTTCATTGTATGCCTCTGCTATGTAGTCTGTGTTTAGTGTGTAACGTTTCTTACCTGTTTTGTTGAATACTGTTTTTTGATGATCTTCTTCTTCGTAATTAGATGATGCGTAGTTAAATATGTTTCTTTTAAATGTTTCGCTTGTTGTATTCATACTTTCGACAGACTTTAAAAAGAAGTATTGATCTTGGGGTGCGCCATTCTTGTTTATGAATCTCATTTGTACAGGACTATATTTTGCACTACATATTCTTTCGATTGTCCAAGTATAATTTGTTGAGGCTGATGTTACACTTGTGGCTGTAGCCCCTATTGTGGTTTTAGAGGTTGAGCCTGAGTTCATATCCCAAGCAAACCCTGCTGTGTTTTCAGGTAAGTAGATTATTTGTGTATCACCTGTGTTTGTTAATTCGTAATCATCAGGATCAATGTCATTACCACCTACACCTTGAGAAAAATAACTATATCCATAAAAGCCTGTGTGTGGTACTGAAGCAGAAGCCAATTGTGTTCCTCCTCCATCAACTGCATCATAAGCGTACCATCTTGCTGTAATAGCTACTGTGTCAAAATTAGAGCCTGTACTTCCTCCGTAATCAGGATCGTAGTAATCTTTACATAACGTAGATAACTCAAATACTGTTCTGTTGCTTACAGCATTTTTAATTATCGTGTATCTCAAGGTACTATCAATAGTTAGCTCAAGTTTTGCAGACAAATGAGATGCTGTAGTTATTGTTAAATATTTAGGACTTCTTAGTAGTATGTTAGCCATTATTCAAATATTATATTTTGTAAATCTGTTACAAATTTTTCTTGTAATTCTTTTGGTAGTTTCTTAACACCTTGTTGAAAAGGTACAGTAAAAAACATACTTGGTTTTATACCTGATAAATATATGCTTCTTACCATCATATAACGTAAACTTTTTCTTGTGATAAATCTACCTTTCTTGTCTCTACCTCTTATACCTCTTTGTCTTATCCAATCTGTAAGACCTTTTCTTAATCCTCCCCCTCTACCTTTGCCAAATTGAAAAGGACTATCTGGTGCTTGTTGTTGTCCGTATTTTTTTGATCCTTTTGGTAATCTATTAGGGTTTGCTCCTTTTACACCCTGATCAACAAACTTACCATAATCTTCCATAAAAAACTTTACACCTACTATATCCCCTTTTTGATAAGGTAAATACTCTAAGCTGTTATATAGTTTTTTATTTACGTTTTTTTTACCCTTTGTGAGTCTTGATCTAGCTTGTTGTATTACAAACTTTCCAAACTTATTTAAGTGTTCTTTTGTTTCTTTTAGTTGCATACGTTTATATCATTTGCTATTAATACATTAAACGTACAAGCTACACCTGCCATTTGATTCTCAAACCTTTCATAAAAAAACTCACAAGATGCATCCCCCTCTAATTGATATTTGTTTTGATATAGAGTTCCTTTACCTAAAAGACCTACTAATTTGTTTGCTACAGCTAATTGTGTGTTTATAATATCTTGCTCATTATTATTGCCTCTAAAGATGTCTGTTGTTTCATCCTTTGATTGATCTACAATATCCATACACATTACTGTAATGTTAAAGTTGAGGACTTGTTCTTGTATTGTTACGTTGTTTACTATTATGTGGCTTAAAGGAAAGATTGTTTGCTTAGATAAGTCTATATCGAATATATCGCCTGTTGTTACAGTATTGACATTCTCATCATTTAAGAGATTAGTCTTAATGGTGTCTGTGATTTGGTAATAGCCTCTTACTCCTTGATTCATCGGTTAAATTTACTTTTCATTTGTTTTGATTCTGCCTCTGCCTTGTCTTTCATAAAACTTAAAGCGTAAAGACAGGTGTGTATGTTTAGTTTAGTGATATTTTCAAATCTCCTAATATCTCCTTGAGAGAGGCTGAAAAGTGATTGATACCATCCCCATTTTCTCCCAAAATTTGCTGTTGCACTATGTCCATCTCCTCCTCCTCCAAATAGCTCATCATAGCTTGAGACAAGTCCATCCCTAAATGATAAAAAAAAAGTATGGAACTTAATACAGCATCCATCGGCATTGACTTCATTATATCGCTTTCTTCTCCTGTGTAATCTTCTATTAGATACTTGTCCTCATATTTTTGTTTGATAGGTCTGTAAAGAACTGCCATAGCTCTGTGTAGATTATCACTATCTCCTATGTAAGTATCTAAGTCTATATATTCTCCAAATGACATATCTTCTAGCTTAGGTATAAAGCCATAAGTTCTACCATTCATTTTAAACTCTTTGACTAGATGAGGTTTTTCTGTAAACATATTAGAAAGGATTGTTGTTATGTCCTTTATGCTTTTAGCTTTCATAGCCATTATTGTGTCGCCTCTTAGTCCACAAAATATTTCTATCATTTTAATAGCTAAGAAGTTCTCATCTTCGTTCTCAGATTGTATCTTTAGATACTTTTGATATTGACCTAAAGTGATCTCACTTAAAGTGTCTGGGATATAAACCTCTACTTTCATATATATATAACGTAAAAAATAAAAGTTTTAGAAACTATCTAATTGCATACTGACCTCTGTTTGGATTCTTTAGTTGCATCATTAAAGCGTATCGTGCAGCATCTATGCAGTCAGGATGTACACCTGTAGGTTTCTGTAAATTATTACCCTCTTTGTCTCTATCCCATACATAACCCTGTAGCTCTCTTATTAGATTCTTAGAATGGCTTGTTATGTATATTTCGTTTTGGTTGATTAGGTTAATTCCGTAGACTATAGAATCTCTACCCTTAGTTACAGGAAATACTTTGTGTCCATAGTTTCTTAGTTCTTGAATAGACTTAGGCTCTGCACTATCAGCATATATGTGTTCTCGTATCTCATTCTGTTTAATAAAATAGCTGAGGTCTCTGTTTAACATACCCTTACGATACAATACCTCATCAAAGATATAAGCATCATTCCATTTGTATAGTCTTATAATTGTTGAGGGATCAACAGAATAACCAAAGTCTAACCCTGAGCAAAGTAATCTAGCTTCATTTGGTATTTGGTCTATAGGTTTCCAATCA